TGTGATATTGCGTTAGACCATCTTGTTCTGCAATCGGTACTCGAGATACAAGAGATTTCAAACAAGCTGATGATATCAAAGTACCTGACGATCCTTGGAATTCACATTCAAACTCCTGAGCAAACTTCTCTAAATCGAAGTCCATAGCTGCAAGAGTTTCTTTCTTCCAGTTTTCATCCCTACCAGGAACTTGTTGCCATGGAACCTGCACAAACTCATAACCGTTAGAACCAGACTTGGCGCCTTCACAAGTTTTGTAAAAGTGATTCAAACCATTTGGTGTTGATGTAAACAGAATCTTTGTTGTGTTACCAGATGAAATAGTAGGAAACACAGAAGCAAAGAATTCATCCCAACCTTCAACGAACGCCGCTTCGTCGATGTATAGCAGGGAGATAGATTTACCACGAATTGCTGATGATGAAGTTGCAGCGGCAATGACCTTGCAACCGTTCTCTAACTCAATCGAACCTTTGTTCCATTCAACAACACCTGACTGCAGCCAATCTGGAAGAGATTCAAAAGCAAGTTTAATCCTTTCAAGAATCTCTCTAGCAGCATCTCCTTTGTTAGCAAGTAATGCAACAGTTTTATGTTCATTAAAAAGTATGTAGTGAAGAATGATGGCAGCTGCTGTTGTAGTCTTACCAGCCTGTCTACTTGTTACAACTGTAACACGTCTGTTGTTTTGTAGCTTGTCGATAATCTCTTTTTGATAATCGTAAAGTTCAATAGGTATTAGACCTTTATCAACATGAACAATCTTAATGTAACGTTCTGCAAAATATATTGGATCTTGACCACAACGCAAGAACTCCTGAACCATTTCTGGAGTCCATTGTATCTGTTTTCTTGCTTTTTTAAGTAGAGGATTGCCTAGATAGCCTCTGTCTTCTCTATTGCTCATCTGATTTTAGATCTTGTAACATCTTTTGTAGTTCGGCAGTAGAACCAACGAACAGATTGTTGTTGACCGTATTACCTTCTGGTTCTTTGCCTTGTAGCCTTTGCTTCTTCAATTGCAGATCTGCAATCCCAGTAGAGACATCAGCAAAAGTCTTAATCAATGAATTAAGGACTTCGTATGCCTTAGGGTGTTGTGATTGCTGTGCTATAGCAATCATATCTTCAACTGCAGCTTGGCTTTTAACTACAGCATCATATAGATTATCTCTTGCAAATCCTAGATCATCTTCTTTCTGCTGATCTACAACTGCAGGGAGATTTGCTTGTTCTTCTTCTTTATATACTGTTAAAGGTTTGAGTCCAAGAGCATCATCTATTTCTGACATTACACGTTATCCTCAGTAAAGTCAACAAGGAATCCGTAGTCTTCATTGTCAAAAATTGTATTTGCTTCCGATAGACCTGTTGGTCTATTGCTTGAATCAGCATCACCATACCAATCAACAGCTACACCGTTTGCATATTGTCCTGGTGTAATCTGTATTGTTGCTGTATTACTAATTGCTGTGTTAGGAATAGTTGCATTGCCTGCTTCTGGAACTCTGATATCAAGATCAATCTCTTTGATGATTGCAGACTCTCTAGTTGGACCGAATAGATATCCTTTCATCGTAAACGTCATAGTGTGAATCAATGCTCTACGAACCTGGAAGTCACCTTCATAAGTGTCTTCTGTAGTTAGATCATTGAGTACGATTGGGATATCATAAGTTCCATCTATGTCTGGAACAAGATTAACAGTAGCGGTCCATTCTGGTGTAAAGTATGGAAGAATTTGTTCTATAATCTTTGTTCCATCTTCAGCGTTCTTAACCATGACACTAAGTTGAAATGTAATATCATAAGGGACTGGACTATACTGATAACTAATCTGACCAGCATCTGTTGTATATGTCTTATGCTTTTTGTTGATAGTATTCAACTTACGCTCTGGTGCATAGTTCATTGTTACTATTTCAAAAGACATCCTTGGAAGAGTAATTCCAGTTGGTTGATCTAAACCACTATCCATGTTAACTCTAGCAAGAAACTTATCCTTTGGACCATAAGACAAAGGTATCTTTAGCGTTTGAATCGTATCTCCAGAAGAGTTCTCTCTATTAATGTAGATGTTGTTGAACAGTGTCCCGAATAGAACAACGTACTTACGTATCGTACCATGTGCCCACGTTTGTCCAAACATTAGAAGTTTCCTTCACTAAACGGATCTGTCTCCGAGAAGTCAATAATATTATCTGATGTAGCTTCGGTCTGAATCTCAAAGTTATCAGAATTGTAATCCTGAGTTTGTGTATCAAGACTGTAATCGCCACGAACAAGTGGGTATCCATCTTGATCTGTTAACACATAACCATCTTGAGTTTCCAGAGCAAACGCTGCCATATCGATTGAGAAGTCTCTCTCAATATTATCAATCTCTGTAATACCTGTGTCAAGCCTTTCGCCTGAGTATTCGTATACTTCGCAAACAAGATCGTAAACTTGAAAACCACCAAGCTGATAGAATATTGACCTGTCGTTGACATATCTAACTTGATAGAGTTGAGGTCTTTCTGGATTAAGAGTGAAGTATACAAGATCTCCTTCTTTAGGCTCATTCATAGATGCATAAGCGCCTACTTCATCATCGAATGTAGTCTTAGCAATTGAGAATGTAACCTGATCTCTTATTTCAAGACCAAACTTAGAAAGGAATATACCATCTCCTTCAAAACCATCAACGGATTTGATATACATTTCAACAAAGTATGCAGACTCGTATGTAGAGGTTTCATCCTCTCCATAGATCTCGTCCAGATCGTTGACGGTACGAGGACAGTAGTAGACATCATTACCATAGATCTTGATAGATTCAACTACCAGATCATTGATAAGCCCTTGTTCGTTTGAAGCGCCAAAGTTGTTGAAGTATAGTGAAGTAGACATATCATCCAATCATATCTAGTGCCGGAAGTGAGTACGATGAGATCATCTCTTCTTCCATTCTAGCGATTTCCTGTGCGGCATCGTCCATGATCTTATCGCCGTTGAACGTAAGACCACCTGGAAGCTGCATTCCGGAAAACTTGGTTAGGTTTGCACCCCACTGATATTTGATCTTTGCAGTAGCATAGTTGAGCAACCACCTGTCACCATATGCATCACTATACGATTCTGGATCAACGACACTATATGCTTCGACAAGCAGGTATTCGCCAACATTGAGCGTTGACCACTTCATGTCGATATACAGTTTGTCTGTGTGGCGGTTGAATCTGATTGGCTGCTTACCAACGATCAACTCGTTAACAAGCGCAAGGTGTTCCATCGTCATATAGAATGGAATCATCGATACAGATGTCAGCGTATACAGATCGTTCAATGCAATCTGATAGCGAATGTTGAATAGATCATCTGAAGATACAGCAGGGTCGGCAATCGAAAAGATCGATACAGCGCCGATGATATTTTCTGGCAACGTGATATATTCGTTGTCAATATCATTCTGGGTGATTACATGTTTGTAGTAAGTTCTTTCTGCGCCATCGAAGTGGTAATCCCAGTAATACCTAATAGCTTCATCAATGCGATCCTCGACTTGGTCGTCGTCAACATTGATCTCGATTACCGGTTTACCTAGCTTACGAAGGCAGTACTCTTTGAACTCAGATCGTGTAGTAGGTACAGCCATGATTTTCCATTCCTAGGTTTCTACTTTATTTATGTATTTATGATAAAGTAGTCCCTAGGCCAAAAGTTAACGTTCATTGACTTACGCTCACCTTTTGTAAGCGGTTCAATCCAATGATAGTATTTAGACCCTTCAAAATAGATAACATCATCATCTGCTGGCTTATATAATTCCTTGCCCGCATCGTGGATTCTTGCCCTTGTATCATCATCTAGCCAAAGAGGTCTTGGTTCATCAAACCAGGTATGTCGGCTAATTGCAAATTCCCCACCTTCGAGATCGGTTAATTCTAAAAAAATAGCAATAGTAATTGGAGACATTACTTCATCTTTATTTGCTTGATGAATCCATTCTCCACCATCATCCGGATTAAATTCTCTTATTTTATGATTATAATCACAGTGTGGGGCTAATTCCCTGCCTGGATGCATATGTTGAAACCAATATTCTATTTGGTTTTTAGAATAGTCATAACCTTCATCATCAAGAAATTTCAATACAGTTTCATCTATTTGATTAGTAGGGTTAGAAGGATCGAACCAATTGGTCAGCGAACTTAAATCCCAATAATTTGGTTCTTCGTGAAAATGATTTACTGTAAGAAATACTTCTCTATACTCGGGTTTAATCTTAGACTTAGAGATAATTAGAGAGTCGCCACGGGACATTTTCGAACCTTTCATTAACAAACATTACAGCCTCTAGGTTTTTTGCAGTAGATCCGAACGTTCTAATAAACTCATCCGAAGGCTGGTTACTATATCCGCCTTGATTTATCGGTGTAAAGTCAGCTGGATAGTGGTATATATTTAACTTATCACATATAAGATCTAGATTGTTTTGATTAAAAAAATCTTCATAGAAGAAGTACAGACATTGATTTTTGCCAAATACACTATCAAGAGCTTCGATCGTTTCTTTGTACTTGCACGATAGAATTGATTGCATTACGAAGTTTGCTGCGGCCGGTAAATCACAATTACCACCGCCAAACATGTTCCAAGCAGACCATGCCCTTTGAATTGGATCTCTCATGATATAGACAGGAACGACTTGATGATCTAACCCGTCTTTAATCATCTTAAAAATATTTGGTGAGGAACCCTCGTAATGGGTAAAGTCGCCGGTGGTATGCTGACGGGCATTAAAGAAATCAAAATAGAACGATACATCATCAATACCTGGCACATTCTTTTCAAATCGAGGAACAAAGTCGTCACGTTGAATAATATTGATCTCTTTACCGTAGTGTATAAATTCAGGGTGCTTTACAAAGTAATCGTAAAGCCAGGTCGTACCTGCTTTCTCAGCACCTACATTCAGTAGGAACTTCATTATACTTCCAGGTGATACGTGATGTGAGTCTTATCCCCCATGGGTGCTTCGATCCTTGATACTTCTGTGATAGATCCATCACTAATTCTTAACTTCATCCATTGATCCATAGACGAACCAACATACGTTAATACTTTATAGCGGGATAAACCATGAGTCGTATAAAAGGCTCT